TTAGTAATAAAGACTAACCCGTTCAGATTAGATGACGTTCATATCCAATACGGTAACAGTACCGTAGAAGTCGGAACGAACCATCTTCTTACCGTAGCGAGTCATGACACCCTTACGTGGGGTGAAGTCCTCTGGCTGGAAGATAGTTGGGGTAACAATGAGTGGTACGTACGGAGCGTAAACATAACCAGTCTCAAGATAACTGCCACCCTTATATCCAACAAGGATCTTGTTGCGTGGGAAGTATGGGTCCTTGTAAACCGTAAAACGATTTGAAAGGGTACCAACCTTATCCGCGCCGATTGTCATCGGGGAACCGACCTGTCCCTCACCATCAAGGCTGTAGGAAGGTCTGTACATTACTGAAGACTCGAGGATTGTAGCAACATCAGGTCCAACGACGATGAAGTTTGCAGAACCGCGGAGAGTCTTGCGGTGAATTGTGTTAGCGGCGTCAATAACTGTCTCAGTAAGAGTCTCATACCACTCGCGAACCGTACCGGTAAAGGCAGGGCCAGGAGTTAGTGAAGACGTACTGGAAACTTCAGCGCCGGTTTCCTTGTTAACAAACTTACCAGGTGAACGTGACCAATAAAGGTTAGCGCCATTACCCTGGAGGAGTAAGTCATTAAGGATTTCGCGATCGATCTCAAGAGCAATCTGCTCAGAAAGAATCTGCGTAAGCTCAACCTCAGCGTCTAAGCTGTGATAAGCGTTAAGATCCTGTGCAAGCTCTGGAGACCACTTGGCCTTGAGCTTACGGGACTGAGCTGTTACTGCAAGAGCTTCAATCTTAATATCGATCTCTGGAATTGAGTTCCGACCATCTTCGCCATCACCTTCCATGGAAGGAATAACTAAAGTATCGCCCTGCGCATCATCAACGTTAAGTGCAGAAGAAACGACGTGGGAAAGATTAAGGTCCTGACTATTATCAGTAGTTGTCTCAAGCCACTTTGTATCTTCCGTATCCTGCTTAACAATCATCTTAACAACTAGCTCACCAGTTTGAGGTGCGGCCGCGGCAGTGGAAGCTCGGGCTGCAAATGCATTTGGTGTGAACGTTTCAGCAACAGTATCTAATACGCCAAGCTCATTGAGACGACGAAGGTTTCTAGCAGAACCTGCCTGCATTCCAGATGGAATGTTTTCAGCTGTTGATGTAGAAACTGTACCAACAAGACTTAGGGCCTTGATTGCAGATGTATCTAGGTTTACAATACTAGCAGGTAGTGGAACATAAATATCAGTCCAAAACTCGCCATCTTCATCAATACGCTTGGTAAGCTCAGGATCGAACATCAGAAGACGTCCACCAGCTCCAGTCGTAGCAAGAGAAGCACCATCATCAGCTAATCCCTGGCGAGGAACTAGTACTGTGGCAGCATCGAGAGTATCAGAAACAGGAAACTCGTGTGCTTCCGTACCCTGGGTTCTGGTTGCATTTTGATGCTTTCTAGAATAACTTGAACCAGCAAGATCAAACTGTCCACCGGATCCAAGGGAGCCACTCTGGACACCCTTACCAGCTGGGCCGTTATAAAGGGACTCTTCAGCTTCTGCAACTCCACCCTGTGCTGTACCGTAAGTATAGTCAAGATAGAAGAGCAATCCGGAAGGAAGGCTCATTGGCTGTACACTGATTAAGTCATTGGCAATAAGACCACCAAAAACTCGGCGAACAATTGGGAAAGCTACGTTGGAAAAACCACGAACCTTACCAGCATCACCCATAGCATCACTACCAAGTACACTCGCCTCGCGAAGTACCTGTGATGCCTGGTTCTCTAATAAACAAGCCATGTTCTCACGATTTACACCGTTAAGACCACGGAGAAGCCCTGTGCGGCTCCACTTTTCAACCAACCGTCGGTTTTGAGTGCCGAGATGACGTGCTCTGATGCCTTCGGTTAGTTGTTCTAAACTAAAAGACTTTGACATTTTGTAATCTCCTTATTGATTTAATATCGTTGTGTCAAAACTGGATACGATAACTTACTTGCCATCGATTCCAGCAAGT